GGGAAATCTGTCACTGTAGTGCTTGTTGCACTAGCTGTTAGAGTAAATGTGCCAGTAGAGTTTAGCTTGCCATCTATAAGTAAATTAACGGCACTGGCAACAGCCCTAGGGTCTCCACCTTGCTGTGGTAGTTTAGAAAAGCCAACACTCATCGTCTTCCTAAACCTACAGCATCAACATCAACACCTAAAGCATATCGCCAAGTACCACTAGCAGTAACGCGAACACGATGATACCGTCCATTACTTCTGACGGGTACGATATTATCAGAATTTAATTGAGCAGTATTTGTAAAGGATACAGTATCAATCTGTCGAGAACGCGACCCCACTGAAACAGTGAGGGTAGGAGCTACATCTTTCGATGTAACATAGGGTGTTACGCTTTTTACAAGAGACTTTCTGAGATTTGCTGGCTCAAACTCTCCTGTTTCTAGCGTTGCAGACAATGCTTCTCCAGTAAAGGACGCAATCTTACTACTTGAACTTGCAGCAAAGGCACTCTGACCACCTCTAAAGAAGCGTGAGTCCAAAGATGTACCTAGTGCGTCTAAGCTACTGGATATATTATCAAGTGCCTCAAGTGTGAAGTTTGGCGATACAATTGTGCCAATAAACTCATGTCCTATTTCAGCTAATGACCATCTATTAACCGCATAATTATACATAATTATCTTATCCGGCTCACCAGAGATGCTTTCTCGTGAAACATAACTCCATAGAACCACCTGATTTACAGGGTCTATGGCGCAGCTCAATCTGTTTATATGATTAGGCGATAGATCATCAAAGAAAAACGTATCGACCTTTTCTGCACCTATGGGAATACTGCGTTGCCCATTGAACATAAAAAAGCCATCGTCAGCTAAATAGAATATTTGCTGTGGTGATGTAGCCGATACCGAGTTTGGATATTGGCATCCATGCCCTGTCTCTACAGTGTCAAAAGTAAAGATAAGAGGCGTACCCACATATTGCATACGCACTATGCCTCTTTCTAATAATATCGTTCCGTATTCACCACCGACTAAGCCAGTGATATTACCCGCGTCAGGTATATCCTGAAAGTCAGCCTGATTAGTGCCAGTAGTCCATGTATCCGCATCATTAATCTGTGACCACTGCACTCGAAAAGGGTTGTTTGTAGAGCTAGTATTATTGTTTGCTGTTACAACAAAGTCTCTTATAACCGCAAGATGTTTTGCTTTTGGAGACCCAGAGACATCGGCAAAAGCACTAGAAGACCCAATGGTGTATTTCTGCAACAAATTACTCAGTCCACTTGCTGCATACACACTATTACCAAACTGCACAAATTTCCATTGATCGTCACTAGCTAATGTATATGCGCCACTCTTTACATCTGTTAAGGCAGCCGTAGTGTTGTTCAATTTAAGCAACTTTGTAGCGTTACCAGCAAATAAATGCACTGTGCCACCACTATCAATAGACCCAAAAAAACCGCGTAGATGGGCATCCGTAGCTGCTGATAACTCAGCTAATCCCAAAAAAGGTCTATAACCTCTAGCAGCCGGAATAACATTTGTAGCCACTGTTGTACCTACTGTACCTAAATCACTTTGGTCAGGTAGCCACTCTCCAAAAGGTATCATGTAGCACCAAAGTCTTGTTTCATAGTTAACGCTCCACCGCCAAAACGTGCTTGTTGCGTATCTCTTTTTATCTCTGTTAAGGCTCGACTAAACAACGCATCGTATTGGGTTGCTCTAGCCTCATCCATTAGAAAGGTATGCGCTGCAACTAGAGACCCATATAAATAACAATCGGGATGGCGTGATAGCACTGTATTGCTTGTGTTTGAGTCCGATAGGGCTGTTATGCCATTACCAAATATTATCTCTATTGTTATTACCGCATCAGGAATAGGACGCACATGAATATTTGACCCTATAATTGTATAGGACACTGGTGTTCCTTGTCCTTCAGAACTATGCGTCTTAAAAAAACTATCTGGAGTCGCAAAGTCTAATACTCTATTTGGGTTATTATTAAGCTTTACTACGCGAATCTCACGCAAATCTGTAGGCAAAGCATAGCTTTCTGTGCCAGCCACAGTAGATATGGTTGTTGATGCTTCTTGTGATCGTGTATCTAACTCCCTAGACATTCTGGCTTCGGCTAATGAAATAAAGTCAGGGATATTGGTAGTCAAATCATCCCTCGCTAGGAAATTAGCTATAGAAGTCTGTAGGTTAGAGTAAGTATCTAAACTCATGTTAATCGACCACCAGTGGTTCTAAAATGTTTGTTCTCAGGGTCTTGCAGCCATTTCAGCCACTTCTTTTTATTATGTTTGAAGTGACCAAACTTTTTCTGTAGTTCAAAAAATAATGGTGCTGGTATCTCAGCTATCTTTTGTTGATGCTTTTGGGTGTTCCCAATTAACGACCCATAGCGATATTCCCCCTCTTGCTTTTTTGCAAAATCAAGTACAGGAGACACGTTTACGCGTGTATTGACCTGAAGACCATCAACAGTGTCCTCAATCCATGTTTCTTTCCCTGTGTGGGGATTTTTACTCAGTAAAACTTTTCGCATTGTATCCTCAAGAGAAGAGGGGGCTTGCACCCCCTCAACCATTATAATTATGAAGTGTTAAGATCGAAAATTGCCGCGTGGGCTTTCGGTGCTCTGTTAATTAATACATACTCAGAAATGATAGCAAACTTTGTTGCATCTCCAGTAGGAGCTACATCAGACACACTAAACATTCTGCCTGGTAAGTGACCAATTGCGTAATAGTCACTGTCTAACAGAAGTATCTCTGTGTTTGGTGCGTTTCTATCAATAACAGCGTTTAGCGTACCAAAGTCTGTTAAGAATAAGGACACTGAACCTATGATGGCTGCTTCGGCTGGTGCTGTCATCTGAATCTGATTTGTCGCAACACTACCAGAACTTAAGCCACTGAAAGCAACTTTATTAGCCGGAGAGAGAACAAGCATATCTGGCTGTCCACCATCCTCATAGGCTAATTTCATTGCGCCCTCAATATCAGCCAATTCAAGCGCATCGTTACTACCAGACATAGTAGCAGCATTTGAGCCGTCACCGCCTGACGCTACAGATGAACCAGATTCAAGAACAACATTGGACATGTAAGACAAGAACTTTGCTGTCTTTCTTGGGTCTGAAGCAGATTTTGCTTCGTTCTTGAAAAGACCTTTTTCAATGTCTCTTCTCTGTTCGATCGCTTTGATTATCTTGACATAGGCTGTCTCTCTGTCTCTACCAGCTTTGTCCACAACATCAAGTGTGTTTGATACACTTGCTGCCTGTGCTGCTATTTGATGGACATTTGAAAGCCTAGTTGTCGCTGTTGGGTTGACATATGAATAGTCTGCCCCCTCGCTAACATGATTATCGTCTGCAGCAGAAGCGAGTTCTTGGACTTGCCAATCGTGCGTTACAGCCTTTGTGGTTTCTTTTTGTGCGTTAGAAAAAACAGGGGTCTCATCAGGGTCAATCCTATAGATGACATCCGATAAGTCCTCTCTCTCTCCGACCGCATTTGAAGTTAGAAAAGTTGCCATATTATTTACTCCTAAATAGCTACTTGGTTAAAAGATATTCGACAGCAGCATCTCTGCTGTTTGTCTTTTTAAGCTTTGCCCAAGCGTCTTTTCGTGCCTTGTCCGATACATTTGTACGAGGTTTTGGCTGTCCAGCCTTTACCATCTTAGGCGCAGTAACCACTTTCTTTTTTACGACAGTCGCTTTGTTTTGTAGATTGTCATAAAGTTGTGCTTTTCGTGCCATGTTTACTATCCTTGCATCAGTTGCGTTATTTATATCGTCAGTCGAAAAGCCCTGATTTCGTAAATAACCGACTAATTCGCCTTTTTCTTTGGCTGCTACACCTTGGTCTCTCCACGATGGGATTAGATCAAGCAGTAAATCAGCCTGTTTCGCTAGTTGCTGAGACTTAAGGACTTGCTGTTCTTGTTGAACCGCTTGAAGTTTGCTTTGTCTCTGCTGTTCCTCAACCAAATACGTATTGTATGCGATGGGGTCTTCGGCTTTCAGTTGCGCTAACTGTTCCTGACTCATTGCCTGTTGCGGTTGTGCTAACTGTTGTGCGTACACTTGTAGGACTTGCTCGTATTTTTGACGCTCTTGCTCTAAAGACGCTTCCTTACCACTTAACTGCTTTCGCTGTTCCGCAGCATCTTGTAGTCTTTTCTGAGCCGATTTTTCGAGTTGATAGTTTTTCTTGAGTTCTTCGATATTTACATCGTATTCCTCGCCATCCACTTTCACTCTGTAGAGGGTCTCTTCCGGTTCGGCTTCTGCCTCTTCTTCGGTGACTTCCTCTGCCTCTGTTTCTTCTGCTTCTGCTTCGGTTGGTTGTTCTTCAACCGCCTCAACGTCTTCAGCTTCTACTTCGGTTG